TCTCTCAGCACTCCATCCAATCGAGTCAAGAATAATCTTGAGAGGTTCAAGGAACGACTTCTCAAATTGTAGATCATAATCTATGTATTTGTCAAGGTTAAGTTCCTCTGGAAATTGTTGAATGAATGATATTACATTCTCTTGGATTGGATTTGGTCTTTTAAGATAACAAAATTTAATCTTTTCACCATTATTAATCAAAGAATATTTTTGTGTAAGTTTATTCTTTTTGACATAATGATTGAAGAGAAGGGCGCCACGAGCATGAATCGGTGTTCCCTTTTCATAGATCGCATTGACACTTTTATACTTCTTGACATTACTCACAGTTCTTGGAAATGATATCTCCTCTGGTGGTAATGACCTAAACTTTGTTCGACAGTTTTCGATAAAGTCAATGACATCATCCTCTGTCTTTGTCATGATAAGTTTGAGAACATCCTTAATCATAGTACGACAAGGTGCAGGCGTTGAAGACTTAACTGCTTCAATACCCATCATCTTAAGTTTAGGTTCCGCATAACGAACACCTTCACTATCCCAGACATTCAAAATATATCTTTTCTTGGCAGTCCAGATACCACGGTCAGCAATGTTCTCACGTTTCATAAACATCTTCTGCTCGTAAGCGTTGACGTAGTTGGCCAACGTTTCGTAAGAACTAGAAATATACTTTTCAAATTCCATCTCACAGATCTTGTTAAGGAACCCAACAACACCCTCAGTAGTCTTCTCTCGTTCTTTGTATATAACCTCGACCAGAGGGCCAAGATGCAAATAGATAGAATCAGTATCGACAGCAATAACATAATCTTCATCCTTTGTTTTGAGTATTTTGTTTAGATAATTATTCATCCGATCTTCAATCCAACGGATTGAAACTTGACCAGATAAAGTAATTGCTTCTGCGTTTTCAAGTTTGTAATAACGAAAGTATTCGTTACCAATCGCACCATAAGCAGAGTTCAGTTGGATCTTACGAGCCATCTGAATATTATTGAATGTTGCGATGTCTTTTACAAGTTTAGGATCTTTGGTATCCTCATACTTTTGTTTCGCAGCAAGCATCTTTTTCTTATACACAGTTCTTTCTGTGTATATCTTCTCCATAATCTCTGGTAGGAAACCACGGATGTCAGTGCGATACATTGCACCATTGGCACATACAGCACTATCTTTGTGAAGTTGAAAGTCTATCTCTTCTTTAAGTATTCGATCAACTGTAGCTGTTGGGTGTTTGTCATCCTTGAGGGTCTCTGGGGAAATATTATATTGCATAATGAGATGAGGATACAGACTATTAAGGTCAAACGAAACCACCCAATCATACTTTCCTGGCTTTGGTTCTTTGACATATGCTCCTGCGTACTTTTGTGATTTTGATGTTCTTTTCTTTGGTGGTATGACAATGTTCTGTTTTTTTAGATAGTTGTAAATGATAGTATCCCACATTCTCACTTGATAGTGAATGTCAATAAAGTTTACTTTGGCATCAAAAGCCATTGTAATCGCAAGTTCAATTAATTTCAACTTGTCTTCAAGTTTATCAACTAGTTGAACGTCAATGATGTTGTATCGAACAAACTTATCCCAATCTTTTGTATAGAACTCACGGAAAGTATCATACTCATCATGGTCAAGTTTCTTCTCACCCAACTCATAATTAGCAATATAATCCAAACGATATGACTCTTGGTTTGTATATGTAAATCTCTTATACAAATCAAGATAATCAAGTTGAGTTACACCACCAATATCATAAGTAATATTTTTACGACCACTGATGTAAACTTCATCCTGAGATACAAGACCCCAAGGCGATAAATCCTTCATGGACTTCTCACCAAGAACACGATTGATACGACCAGCAAGATATGGTATATCATACATTTGAGAGTTCCAACCAGTAATTACTTCTGGTAGATTCTTTCTCCAGTATGCTAAGAATGATCTAAGAAGATGAACTTCATCATCACATAGAATGTATGTTACGTTTGGATCTTTGTTTGCAAAGGGTCTTGAACCAAAGGTTGTAACTTTCTTAGTTGCATAATCTTGCAAACTAATCAATAACAATTCCTCTGCAACATTTTCGACATCAGGGAAACCACTTTCTGCAGCAACCTCGATGTCAATTGTTACAAGACGAATCTTTTTAATATCAAATTGTATATGATCCTGTGGATATTTTTCTGAAATATATTGATAAACGTATCTGTCATTGCCATATATTTTAAAGTTCTCGACCTCATCATATTTCTTGTAGAACTCACGACAATCTCTCACAAAGCCAGGTTGAATCGGTTCAACAGATTCACCTTCTAAAGTTTTGTATTTTGTTTTTCTCTTAGATGGAACAAACAAAGTTGGTTTCCATTCTTCTCGATGTGTGATATGCTTTCCATTCTCATAACCACGAATCAGAAACTGATTACCTATGAGTTGTATGTTGGTGTAAAATTTCACGAAGTCACTTTAGAATACTTTTCAAAAATCATAGGACTAGGAGTGACAAGAGTTACAATCTTATCAGAGTTAATCATTATCTCGTTTTGTTCAGTATAGTCTTCCATCCATTTATGTAAATCACCCTCCTCAATTTTGTAAGGTTTTGTTAATTTACAGTTTGGGTCTCCAAACTCTGCAGCGACCTCTTCAATCTCTGATACTACTATCTCTTGACTAGACAATAACAGGACTTTGATTACCTTTGTTTCTTCCATCGATTTTCTCCTGATAAAGTTTTTTTAAATTTTTTATTGGTTCAACAATTGTGATTACCCAATCTGCTGAACAAGGCACTCTCTTTTCCTCAGAAAGAGGAATCCAAGGATAGAACACAATATTTATTTTTGATGAATATTGATTCGTAGTGCCTTCACTCAAAACAGTAGGTTCTTCTGGTTCATACATCTTCACGATAAAAGGGTCATGAAAAAAATATCCGATGACCTCTTGTTCAACAGACTTAATTTCTTTTACGTCAGCTACGATATCCTCGCCTGACTTGAGCATTACTAATTTGACAGTCATTTCATACTTTCTATACTTACATTATAAAAGACCACTCAACAAAAGTCAAGTGGTCTTGTTTCTATAAAAATTTATTTATAGGTAATCTTTTCGAGAGTGATGTTCTGGAACTATTTTACCCAACTTAACGGTAAGGAGTCCATCTTCCAATGACACATCCCTGACTTCATAATCGTCTGCAAGTGTCCAGGCTCTGTTGAAAGATCTTTGAGCCAATCCTTGATGGAAGTACTCGGATCCCTCCTCTTTATTCTTTTTCTTTCCTTCAACGAATAGTTTTCCGTATTCAGTATAGACATTAACTTCCTCCTTTTTAAATCCAGCAAGTGCAATCTCTAACCGAGACTCAGTATTATTTACTTGTATTAGATTGTAAGGTGGATAGTTTGTTATGGTTTCAGTAAAAAACTTATCGAAATAAGTATCCATACCGATACTGTTTTTTGTGATGCGATCCATTAAATCTCCTAGATCGGCAGCACGATACCTTTGTAAGTTCATAGTTCTCCTTTAGTAAGCGAGTGTAAATTTGTCCCCGAAGGCGACACTACTAATTATAACGGCAGACAAAAAAATAAGGGGTGGTGAACCCCCTAACAACACTTCGGTTTCCTCTCTAGTCTAGCAGAACTCTACAATTACTGACGCAAGATTTATCTCTTACATCACATTCCGAAATACATTCAAAGTAGTCATCAACTGAATCGTTGGAAGATGTCTCACGTTCGAGATTCATCCAAGGTCTTAAACTATTGAACGATATAAGATTGTGCATAGATTGTTTTGAATTAAACACATAACTATCTATATGATTTAACTAAGATAGTAACACTTCTTCATCGTCACTATTTTCTTCATTAAGATTTGCAACACGTTTCTTATCATTTTTATCATCACCCACAACTTCTCTTAGTAAGTTGTTAACGTCTTCTCGTAGGTTTGGTAGGTTTGACATTATTCTTCCTCTGGTTTTTTTCTTTTGCCAATGTTGTATTTAGTTTCTAGATTCCAATCATTCTTCTCTTTATAAGAGATGACTTTAATCTGGTTTAATGGTGCAATATCATTAACTTTATCAGTCGAAACGACAGCAACCAATCCCCAGTCTAAAAGTAACTGAATAATGCGATTTCTTCTTTGTACATCATTAACTGTGATATTAGTTCTCTTGCCATCTAATGCAAATAGTTCTTTGAAATGAACGATGTAGTATCTGCCTTGTTTATGAAGAATATGGCAAGACTGATATAATTTCTTTTCCTTTCTTGAAGCTACACCAATACGAGTCAGAGTTTCTCTTACTTTAAGAAAATCATCTGGTTCATTTAATGTAATTTCAATCATCTGGTCTGGCGACCAATTAATTTGAGGCTCAACAATTGAGTTCATCTTATTCCTCCAGTATCAAGTCGATCTCGAATAAACTAGAGTTGTTCTCTAGTCAAAATGTTTAAAACCTGTTTTGCCTTTTCACTACTATAACCATAGTGACGTTTCACAAGATCAAGGTCTTCAATTTCTTCTTTACGAAGCCAAGGAGAGTATCTCTTCCTTTTCCTGAGACTATTTAGAAAAAAGTCATATTGTAACTTCTTTGATAGATTTGGATGTTTGTTCATTTCATTAGCAAACATAACCGCATCTATGTGTCCAGATAGACATCTGTTGATAATATAAGATGGATATTTCTTTTCTAAATCAATATCCTCATCAATCAAATTATTTTTATTTGTGTTGATTGAGTTTAACCAATCTTTCAATTCCATTTTTTTCTTTTCACAATGATTTGATCATTTTCATAATCAGGTATAAATTCTATGGGGTCATCATTATCCCAACAAAGTTCTCCATATAGAGAATTTAAAATAGCCATGTCATCCCAAAGATCGTTTGGTTTAGTCATGTTTCTCGCTCCAGTCTTTGAAATTAGTTTGTAAATCTAAGGGTTCGGGATCTGTAATACCCTTCACTTTTTTCCAATTACTATACAGTGCTTGGAGATGCCATGATTGAGATAAACTCTTTGGCCCATGTTCAAGAAGATCGAGTTCCATCTTATTTCTTGTATAAGATTTATACTCCTCCCTCCAGTTAGAATCATCAAATGTTTTCATAATTTATTTTCTAATAATAACAACGTCTCCTTCATCATCATCATCTTCATCCTGTGCTTTAAAAACTAAAAGTTCTTCACCAGATTTAACATCAGACATTTCTGGATGCACATTTCTTCTCTCTTGTTGTCTATTAAAGTCTCTCAAGGTTGAGGTCATCATAGCGTACATGTATGCGAAGGTCGCCCCTGCAAGACAAGCAAAACAAAGAAAATATATAAAGACGCTGGTATCATTCATCGGAAACCTTGTTGAAGTATCTTTTGTATGGGGACTTGTTTAATTCTATCTATAATGTCAGTCTCTATTTTGTCTAGAATGTTTACATCTAGATGCATGAATGGTGGGATGATACCCAACATTCTTAATAGTCCATCGACAAACAATGCAAGAGTAGTA